CAGCAAAATTTGGACTGACGCAAACAGAGTCAACCAAAGCACTGGCTGATGTTTACGGCCGCTTGAAGGGCGTTGGTTTTGGCTTGCAAGAGACTGGTCAGATCTATCAAGGCTTTAATGCCATTGCGTTGCAGTCCGGCCTTGCTGGTGAAGAAGCAGCAGGCGCATTCTTCCAGCTCAGCCAAGCGCTAGGCAAGGGCAAGCTGAACGGCGATGAGTTTGTCATTGTCGCTGAGCGGATGCCGCAGTTGCTTGATGCGATTGCACAGACCACCGGCAAGAGCCGCGGCGAGCTACAAGGCATGGCAGCAGACGGAAAGATCACCAGTCAGGTCTTGTACGAGGCATTGTCTGGTGCTGCAGCGGCATCCGGGAATCTGAACGACAAGCTGACCGCACAGCAGCAGACATTCAACAACCTGCGGCAAGTTGCAGATCAGTTGCTCAACAGCATCGGCCAAGTCTTTGCACCTGCTGTTGTTGCTGGCGCCCAAGGATTAGCTACTGTCGGCCAGATGCTTGCCGACTGGTGGAGCTATTTAGGGAATGTGATCTTTCCCAAAGTCTACGAGGCAATTCAACCTGTCATTGCATCACTGCAGGCAGCATTTAAAGACATTGACTTTGACGCTATTCGCGTAGCAATTCAAAGTATCATGATCAAAGGCTTTGAGAATGCCATTGTTGTTATTGGCAATTTTTCAAAAGCCATTGCGTTTGTTATCGACAGTTTCAAGGCGCTATCGCAGAATCCTGTCTTTCAGTTCATTGCCGAGCAGGTTGGGCGTCTTGCTAATTTCTTAGGACTGACCAATGACAAGGTTGGCGAGTTCAAGCAAAAGCAAGATGGTGCAACGCAAGCAGCCGCTGAAACCGTTAAACAGTATTCCAGCTTGCCTCCTCAAATTGAAGATGCAAAAGCAAAGCAAAAAGAGTTAAACGCTGAGTTCAAAAATGCTAAGGACTCCTTGAGTGACCAGTCAGCATTAAGAAGCAAGCAACTAGACAACGAGATTCAACTTAAAGAAGCCAGCAAAGACACACTTGGCGCTGCCGATGCAAGGTTGCGCAAAGTACAAGAAGAGTATGTGCAAAGACAGGGCGCTTTAAATTTAGAGATGCAATATGGCAAAATAACCAAAGAACAATTTAATATTAAATCTCAGATTGTTGAAGAAGAACGCAAAGGAGCCGAATTAGCCGAAAAAATAAAAACAACTGAGGAGATTAGACAGCAAACGCAAGATAAAATTACAGCGCAAAAAGAACAAGAAGCTCTTGCGACTGAAGCATTGGCCGAAAGCCAAGCAAAAGTAGCCAAAGCATCTGAGCAACACGCGCAGTTTGTAGAAAAAGCGCGCTCTATGCAGCAGCAAGCAGCAGAGATCAATCTGTCAATGGCAACTACGGATGAAAAACGATCTGTAATTATTGGTCAGATTAACAAGCTAAAAATTGAGCAAGCTAAACAAGAATACGAAACCGCAATCCAAGCTGAAGGGGCAACAGATTCTTATGTTCGAGCTGCTGCAGCATTGAAAGATGCAAAAATCCAGTCGTTTGAATTAGCAGCAAACATGGCTAGGTCCGCGGCAGAAGCTGACCGCATTCGCAATTTGGGCGGCGCCTACGGCGGCACGGAATTCGGCGGTGCCTATGCAGTTTCAAACGTCGCATTGCAAGAAGAAGGACGGGCAATTTGGGATGCTGCTCTCAAGAAAGCCATGCAAGCTCCGGTAAGTATGCCTCTTATTGCGCAAGGCATTCTGACAGAAGCAGAAATGCGAATCGCCGATCTTCAACGGCCGTATTTACAAGCACAGCAACGCCAGAAATATGAAAGCTCTTTGCGTGAACTAGAGCAGCTTGGAATTAGCACCATGGCGCCAACGCCTGTATATGCTCAAAGCGGAATCAGCCGTTACGGAGTCGGCGCTCCAAGCATGGCCACGCCACAAGTCAACATCACAACTGGCCCCGTCACTCAGATGGGTGGCACAAACTACGTCACGATGAGCGACTTGCAGCAGGCAACATCCACGGCGGCACGTCAAGGCGCCAATATGGCGCTGAGTCAACTGCAGAGCAATCCATCACTGCGTAGGACCATTGGAGTAGCGCGATGACGATTGGCATCGCTAGCTTTTTAGCCTTCAGGCAAGCTGACTACAGCAGCATTGTTGCTCGCTATCAAAGCTATTGGCCGGACCAGATTGTTGATAGTCATACGTTCTATCCGTTCAATGTCAACGCTATCGTTTCCAATGCAACCGGCGGCCAGCAAAGCCTAAGCGTTGATTTTGCGGCTAGCAATGATATTGTTAGCATTGTTGAAACCGGTCTATCTAACGGCTATTTTGTTGAGCTAAGTTTTTACTACTTTACGCCAACAACTAACGGAGTACCACCAACGGCTAAAACGCTATTTGCCAGCTATATCGGCGAGCTGATCAGCGCAAGCCAGAACGAGGCGTCGATTTCGATCCAGATTGGATCTAGCCTGAATCCTGTTGAAGCCCAGGCGCCGCCGCGCAAATTCACAACTACGCTGATCGGAGATCCGCCCAAGATATGACAAGCAACCCGAACTACATTGCGCCGCAAAGCGCATCAGCTCCGATCACGACCAACTTGCGCAAGGATGAGCTGGCAGCTTTGCTCACCGTTGAGCAGGGCGCTACAGCGCAGCAGCGCATTGCGGCAACCGGAAACTCTATACCGCTGGTGTTTTGCAGGCAAACCGGTGGCGTTGGCGGAGCGTGGGTCACGCCGCCTGCTGTTAGATACGGCGTTGAAGAAAACGCCAATACAGGCGATTACTTTGCGTTTGGACTTGTCATCAGCGACGGGCAGATTCCAGCAATCGCCGAAGCTGATGTATGGAAAGGGCCAATCAAAGTTAATGCGCTTTCGGGATACGGGATCACTAACGCTTACGGCAGTCTGCCCACCAGTGGCTACAACTACACATTGTCGTCAGTTGGCGCGGATACACCGGCGACATCGACTACCAATACTGAGACAATCAACTACGCTAACACCGACGTTGTTATCGCTTTTAGCAGTGATACTTACACTCTGATTATAGAAAACTGTACATCTGTCAGTTTTTCCAATTCAGACATACGCGTTTTCGCTGACCCCAAAGCCGCTGGTGGGTACGTTACAAGATGGGAATCTTACCAGAATAACACACTAATCGAAGACAGCAATAACCTGTACACAGGCGATGTTAGTAAATCTTATTCATTTCCATCGCCTGTTACGTTTAAGTGGGTAAGAACAAGTCTGCCTGCTTTTTCCGGTTATCTTGGCGTACTGTACGGTGGTGTTGCCTACGCCCACTTTTCAAGCTTAAGTTATACACAGAAAATAAGCACTACAGTTACGACTCCTTTCGTGCCGGGAGCTGTAACTAATCTGCCGTTATTTGCAGGTTCAGGCGGATCTTTTTCGGGCATGAGCACGCTTGCCGTTAAAGGACGCTATGCCGTGGACGCAGAAACGGGCATCTACAAACAGCAAGTGCGATGCTTTGTGCGCAATGGTATTCAAGTAGAGCGCGTGCTTGGCGGTAGCGGCAGCAGTTGCAGCTTCCCGGATCTTGCGTATTACCTGCTTAAGAATGCAAACAAGGTATCGACGCGGCTCATTGACTTACCATCGTTCCAAGGTGCTGAAAGATTCAACGCAAAGTATGAGCTGTTTTTTAATGGTGTGCTCGCCAACAGCGTCAACCTGCGCGACTACTTGACGCGAGTTGCACCGCTTTTCTTGCTGCGATTTGTGCAATTAAACGGTAAATTTGGCTTAAAGCCTGTTTTGCCTCTTGATGGTTTGTTTAACATTAACGCGGGGAGCATCACGCCCATCTACACATTTCATGACGCTAATATCGTTGCTGGTACATACCAGAAAGAATACATCGACATTAACCAGCGCAAGCCATTCTGCGCGCTAATGACGTGGCGCGCGCAAACAGATTCCGTATACGGCACACCGCGCATCAATGAGGTCCGCTACGCCAATACGGCTATTGACGGGCCATTTGAGCAGTACGACATGGAAGAGTTCTGTACAACCGAAAATCACGCCACGTTGATTGGGCGCTATATCCTTGCTAGCCGCAAGCTGACGACGCATACAGTGTCATTTCAAACCACTGAGCTGATTGGCAGCCTCGCGCCAACGGACATCATTAGCGTCACTTGGGACTACAGCTCAAGCTTTACCGCAGGCGAAAACAAAACCATCTTCTATCAAGTTGATACAGTAACCGAAGGCGCTAACGGTATTTTTAGCGTGGAAGCCACTCACTTTCCGACGACGGCTGCCGGCGTTAGCCAGGTGGCTTTAGACATGCTCACTGGCATCTGACCATGACTGTTGCATCCTTTCCGAGCATCAAGCCATCATCGCGGACGTGGACCCCAGGCTCGCAACCCGTTCAATCTTTTACGGCACTGTCCGGCTACGAAGCTCGCGTACTGCTTGGGCCGAACCCAATTGGAGCCACGTTGTCGCTCGGCTTTCAGAATCTGACCGAAGCAGTATTCCTGCTGATCGCAAACCACTACGCCACGGCCAAGGGCACATATGAAGACTTTGATTTGCCAGCAGATATCTTTGCCGGCATGTCGAGTTACAGCGGTGTGACTCCATCCGGCTGCAAGTGGCGTTACTCCGCTGCTCCAACCATTGAGTGGACAGCGCCTGGCATCGGCAATGCCTCTGTATCTCTGCTAGCAATTAGAGCTTGAGCCACGGCTACAATTAAGTAAAGACTCCAGTACATACGGCGCATGGCTAAGCAGTACACCGGTATCGACGGCTCCTTGCTGGTTGACAACGTGCAGGTGGCGCGCGTCAATAACTGGAGTTTTTCGGCTAACGCTGACGTCCTAGAGACCACTAGCCTTGGCGACTTTGCCCGCAACTACGTCTATGGCGTGCAGTCATTCACTGGCAGCGCCACCATTTTCTATTACGAGAATGCTTCAAATTTGATCGAAGGTCGCGCCATCATGGATGACCTTCTCAGAACTACGCAGACGCCAACAGAGCCAACACACACGCTAGAGCTTCGCTTCTCTGGCGGCAGCACTACTAGGGCTGTGCGATTCAGGTGCGCACTTACCAGCGTGGAGATTGCCGCAACTGTCGGTGAGATCATTCAGGCAAGCATTAACTTTACCGTCTGCGGTCCGCTCACAGCCGTGAACCTTATCTGATGGCTATCTGGATTGGCGAAGCTGGCGGCATCCGCATTGGTCGGAAAAAATCCGAACGCATCTACAGCAATCTGACGCCATCTGATGTAGACGTATCGGCCAAGCGATTCGGCCTGCAAGATCAGGTCAGCAGTTTGATCACTGGTGATCGGGTCTGGTTTAGGCGCATTGATGCTGCAGGCTTGCCGACTGCCGAAGTGCTTGATTTTGTCGCTACCGCGGGATGGAGCGACGGCACCAGGAGAAACGATGGACAATGGTATGTCAACGCCGACAGCGTAGGTGGCATCAGGCTTTTTGCTACTTGGCAAAAGGCGCTGAACGGAAGTGTTTCTGATGCAATAGAGCTAACAACACCGGCATCTTCGTATCGCGTAAGCTACGAGATCGTTGCAAAAGACGATGCATACCTAGCTCAAACAGTGAGCTGGATGCTCAATACAGATAGAGACACTGCTGAATACACAAGCCTTGGCGATGGTTTCCGGCAGCGTATGTCAACGCTTGTTTCCGGCAGCGGAGAAATCGACTGCTTTTTTGATACAACATGGCGAGGCGGGGCACCTGACTACCTTGGTACAGAAGAGTCTGCCGTATACATGCATCAGCTAGCGCTGCGGCAAGAGATAGGCGCCGAGTTTGTTGGCGTGTTTTTGATGAAGCGATCCAATACGGTGCCCATTGGATCGTTGATTGATAATATCGAAGCTAGAAAAGAGTTGTTTTATGTAGCTGATTGCGTCATCACATCAGTAGCGACTGAGTTGATAGCAGATCAGCCAATTCACAGCAAGATCAGCTTTGTTACCACCGGACCCATCCGGCTTCTGTTTGATTTGCCATCAGATTATCTGCTTCAGGAGCAAGATCCGCCAGATAAAGTGCTGCAGGAATCTGGCTTCGGCATTCTTCTGGAAGTCCCATCCTAAACTGGGCCATAAGCGTACGGTTTCTTAGCAGTGGCTGATCAGAAGATTACGCAGCTCAATCCGCTGCTAGCCGCCGATACCCAGGCAACCGTTGACGTGTTGCCCATTGCCGACGTCAGCACGGCAGAAACTAAGAAGATTACTGTTGCCGCGGTCGTCACTGCAGGCGTTGGCGCGATTGCCGATAACACCATTGCCGGCGCCAAGCTTCAAGACGGCAGCATTACTGCGACGCAGATCGCAGAAAATGCTGTTGGCACATCTGAGCTTGCAGACAACGCTGTTGATACCGCGGCAATTGCCAACCTGGCCGTTACAGCCGCCAAGATCGCCAATGACACAATCACTGCCACGCAGATTGCGCCAAACGCGATTGGAGCCAGTGAGCTTGCTGATGATGCTGTAGATAGCGCAGCCATTGCATCAGCGGCAGTCATAGAGGCAAAGATTGCCACTGGCGCAGTCACCAACACCAAGCTTGTCGACGGCGCAGTCACCAATGCCAAGATTGCTGATGGCACGATTGCAGATACCAAGTTAAACCTTGCAGATGGTTCGATCAACGGCGCCAAGCTTGTTAACGCATCTGTAACTGCAACTCAACTTGCCAGCAATGCCGCGACAACGGTAAAGATTGCTGACGGAGCAATTACAACTGCCAAGCTGGCGGCTGGCGCTGTAACTGCAACTCAAATTGCAGCAGATACCATCACGGCGGCGCAAATTGCAGCAGATGCCGTAGGCAGCAGCGAGCTTGCCGACAATGCTGTTGATACAGCAGCAATCCAGGATTTAGCGGTTACGACAGCAAAGATTGCTGATGACGCGGTAACTGCAGCAAAGATTGCCGCTGGCGCCGTCGGTGCATCTGAGATTGCAGACGGCAGCGTTGGCGCATCTGAGCTGGCCAGTGATTCGGTCACTACCGCAAAGCTTGTAAATGGTGCGGTCACCACTGCAAAGCTTGCTGCAGGCGCCGTTGACGCAACCGCACTGGCGTCTAATGCAGTCACCACTGCAAAGATCCTTGACGGTAACATCACCGCTGCCAAGCTTGCCAATGATCTAGACGGCAGCGAGTTTCTTGCGCAATCTGCTAATACGGTTCTTGCTGGCCCAGCTGCTGGCGGCAGCGCTGTTCCAAGCTTCAGGGCGCTCACGACAACTGATATCCCGCTGCTAACGGCAACTCAGTTGCCGATTGCGTCTACATCTGTCCGCGGCACCATTTCCGTAGGCACTGGGCTGTCTGCTGATGGTGCTGGTGTTCTCAGCATCTCCAACACCGTCACCGGCGCTACTGCCACAAAGATCACGTATAACAGCAGTGGCCTGGTCACGGGATCAAGCAATCTTGTCGCTGCTGATATTCCTTCGCTTGATACCAGCAAGATCACGACTGGTACGTTCAGTGCATCGTTGATTGGCTCTGGCGCCATCACAGCACCAAAGCTTGCCGATCAATCCACCGTGCTGTTCGGTGGCGCTATTGATACCGGTGGTAATGTTGTATTCCCCAACGCATCCTTCAAGGGTCAATATTTCTACGACGAGATCAATCAAGACCTTTATATCTGGTCAGGTTCTGCATGGCTGCCGGTAACGATCATCTCCGGTGAGCTGATTTACGCAGGTACTTATAACGCTGCAATCAATCAAGTTGCATCAGTAACCACTGCTGGCGCTGCAGTTGGCTTGGCGGCTGGCGTGGCGCTGCCAGCCGCATCCAGCGTCAATAGACAGTATTACTTGGTCGTGTCGGACTCCGGCACTGGCACGGGCAATGCACCTGCAGAAGCCTTGGCACCGCCGGACATGATCCTGTCCAATGGCGCCAGTTGGGATCTGATCGACGTTTCAAGCGCCATCGGTTCGCAGATTGCCACCAACGTCAGCTTTGCGCCTGCAGGCAATATCCTCGCCACCAATGTCCAGCTTGCAATCCAAGAGTTAGATACAGAGAAGGTCGCCAAAGCAGGCGACACGATGACTGGCAGCCTGACGCTGAACAATGCCAACCTGATCTTTGAAGGCCGCACAGCCGCCGACTACGAAACAACGCTCACCGTCGTTGATCCAACTGCTGACCGCACGATCACGCTGCCGAACCAAAGCGGCAATGTGCTGGTCTCTGGCAATGCCAGCATTGTCAATGCTGACATCTCTGCCACTGCTGAGATTGCCGTTAGCAAGCTGGCAAACGGCACTGCGCGCCAACTGCTTCAAACTGCATCCGGCGGCACCGACGTGGAATGGGCCAGCAACATTGATATTCCAGGAACACTTGACGTAACTGGCGTCGCCACATTTGACAGCACTGTGGCAATCGGCGCAGGCAACCTGAATTACAGCGACGGCACTTACTAAGCTGTAAGGGTAACTTCCGGCCAGTAGGCGTTAAGGAATGACTATCCAGCACCTGCGTAGCAGCACTGCCAATAAACGCCCGACTCCCGCAGCAATGTCCGATGGGCAGCTTGCCGTTAACACCAACACGGCAAGCCCTGGGCTGTTTTTCAAGGATTCCGCAGGTGCGCTGATCAAAGTCGGCCCGGTGCACGTCGGCACCACGGCACCAAATGCCAGCCCTGCTAGCGGCGGCGAAACCGGCAACACCGTAGGCGAGCAGTGGCTGGATACTACCGGCGGCACCTACGTGTTCAAGACGTGGGACGGATCGGCGTGGCGCAGCGAGAGCGGCACGTTCGTGGACGTGAACGGTGACGTGATGACCGGCGCGCTCGGCATCATCGCGGGCTCGGCTGGATCGCCAGGGCTTTACTTCTCGGGCGACACGAATACGGGGCTCTACTCACCCGGCGCAGACCAAGTAGCCATCAGCACTGGTGGGGCTGGCAGGTTGTTTGTGGATGCGAGTGGGCGTGTGGGCGTTGGCACGACACCCGGTAGAACCCTTGATGTTGCTGGCTCAATCCGCTCTGGCGGAAGCACTAATCCTTTTATTGCACTCAACGACAACACAACAGAAGCGTATTTCGAGATCTCTAGCTCAGTAACACGCATTTCATCTGGCACGAGTCAGCCTCTTGCTTTCAGAATTGGCAGCAGTGAAGCGGCTCGTTTTGACTCCTCAGGCCGTCTAGGCGTGGGGATTAGTTTGCCTGACAACCTTCTCCATGTTTCTGGAACATCTAGCACTCCTGCTACATTTGAGCGCACTGGAACAACCGGCACGTTCGTTGCCTTCAAAGATTCCACAAGTCTGACATTTATTGGCAACACAAACGGTGTCTTTTCAATTCAGACACCAGGCAACAGCTATTCAGACAAGTTAGTCGTAACTTCGGCAGGCAACGTAGGGATTGGCGCTCCTGGGCCCAGTTCGTTATTACATCTTGTTTCAAGTGGTCAGCCGACTATCACTGTTGCGGACGCAGATGGTCGCTCCTTACAGATCAAATCGCCAGATAGTAGTGCCAATCCAGGTTTTGTCGGTACAACCACGAACCATGATCTACTGATTCAAGCTGGTACTACCGCTGGTGGATTGAATGCAATGCGGTTTAACACCGCCGGTTCAGAACGCGCCCGTATCGACAGCTCCGGCAGGTTGTTAGTTGGCGCGTCCTCAGACTCTGGTGGCGCACTCCTACAGGTAAACGGAGATCGAGTTAGGATTGCCACGGCAAAAACACCTGCATCGGCATCTGATACTGGTACAACCGGAGAGATCTGCTGGGATGCCAATTACATCTACGTTTGCACTGCTACGAACACATGGAAGCGCTCAGCGATCAGCACATGGTGATGACATGCCCCGCGCTGCGTCAGTGCAACATCTGCAAGAAGCACAAACCGCAGACTGACTTCTACAAAGTCAAGCGGGCAAAGAAGGACATTCTTGGTGTGCCTCGTATTTCACGCTGCCGTCAGTGCGAGATACAGAAGTACATGGAGCTGGATCCACGGCAGAAGATGGTCTACGCGGCTCGCAATCGGGCTCGCATCGCCGGACTGGCCTGCACCATCACAAAGGAGGACATTGAGATTCCCGAAACCTGTCCGGTCTTGGGCATCCCACTGTTTGCTCGTGTTGGCGCTGGCAGATCAAACCGCGATCAAGTGGAGAACTCCCCGAGCCTAGATCGGATCGACAACAGCAAGGGGTATGTGCCCGGCAACATTGCAGTCATCTCGATGCGAGCAAACATGATCAAGAACAACGCCACGCTTGCTGAACTGAAGGCCATCGTGGCCTACATAGAAGCCAGCCAGACCCAGTAAACCTACTCACTAGACCATTTTGTTGATGTCACCAATATGGTCTGATCGCCCGCGTCAAGCGTATAGTGGTGGGGCAGCGAGTTTGCACCTCCTGCCCCTGGCCACAGTTCCCTAGAAACCATGACCAAACAAGAGTACGACAACGATCTCGTCTTCCGTTCAGGCGGCAAAGAGTACGCCCGCGTTGACGGGAACGGAGAATGGAAGACTCGGACTCCAGCCACGAAGCTTGAGATCCGCGCCCAAGACAACGACGAAGACGTGACCGAGCTGGTCAAGCACGCCGCTGAACAAGTCGAAGGCATCACCATCACCACCAAAGAAGGTGGCAGCATCAAGATGACTGGCGATGCTGTGATTCAAATGTCCGATGGTGCAATCAAGATCGGCTAGTCATTACCACTAATCACCCATGACACAAGAACACCCCATCAACCCACCGCCCGAGCTGGTGCAGGAGTGGTTGGAAAATCGCAAACTCCTTAAATCACAGCCTTTGGCTCACACCTACCTAGCCACCCGTGCCGCCCAATGGGGCGCAGATCAAGAGTTGGAGGCGTGCATCAGCTGGATGAGGACCATGGGCTACTGGGGCGAAGACGGCTGCGCCATCTCCAAGCTCCGCGCCGCCCGCCGCCCTAAACCCCCGAGCTTGAAGGAGCAGGCGCTTGACGAGCTGCACATCAGTTTCGACAGGGGCTACCTCAAGGAAGGAGCTGCCGACACCATCCGCCGCGCACTGGAACAACTCCCCGACAACGAGTAGTCGCTTCCACTTCTATGTCTGAACTTTCACCCGCTGCTCAAGCAGTTGATGACGCTTTTTGGAAAATCATTAACGACAAATGGAACATTTACGACAGGCGTCGTGCTCAGATTGCCGCCGCTCTGCGAGCTGCTGTTGCCCACACCCAGCAACACCACAACCATGATGTGTGGAAGTGTGATGCTGACGAACTCCTCGCCATCGCAGACGAGCTTGAAGCCCAGTAGTCACCTTCACTAGTCACCTTCTAATTTGACTCAAATTTGAAGTTGGCCAGGGCACGTCACTAAGGCGGGCAACCGGCCTGTTCAACAGGTTGCAACTCTACTAACCTACAACTGCACACGGTTCTTACTATGGCCACCAACTTTGTTTGGGGTATCAACACCCTCGAGCGCGAGATCGACGATGGTTTTGTGTTCGTGGCTCATTATGGAGTGTCGGCCAATGACGGCACTTATTCCAGCTCGGCGTATGGATCTATCGGCTTTGAGCGCCCAGAGAATCTGATCCCTTACAACCAGCTTCAGGAAGAGACAGTGATCGGATGGGTCAAGGAAGCGCTCGGCGGTGACGAAAAAGTTGCCGAGATTGAAGACGCCCTGCAGGAACAGATTGATCAGCAGCGCAATCCAACCAAGGCAGCTGGTGTGCCCTGGTGAATAGGGTGGCAGGTGGCCGGTCCTCACGCGGTGCCGGCCTCGCCGCAGCCTGCCACTACGGATCGCCTAAACGCCTCAAAAGGGTTTAGGTGCCAAGCTTAGCAGGTGGCTAAGCTATTGGCATGATCGAGCTGATCGCTGCTGTTGCCGGGGCGTCGATCTCCGTTGCCGCTATGGGCGCAATGGGTTTTAGCCGCCGCAATGATGAAGCGCGGGATGCTGTGATCCGATTGACTAGCGCCGTGGAGCACATTGCTACGCAGCTAGAAGTGCTCCACACTGACATCAAAGAAGACCGCAAGGAGACTTTTACGCGGTTAAATACGGTTGAGCAAAGG